TTTAAAGAAAGGGCAAGAAGCCATTAAAAATTATATGAACTGGTATAATGGTTATATTGAAGAATTCCATAAATACTACGTTTACAATGGTGAGCAAAAAGTTTACAGAAACCGTTATTCTTTAAATATTGCCAAAATGATATGTGAAAATTTTGCCGATTTAATAATGAATGAAAAAGTCACGATTACCTTAGATAATGATGAGTCAAATAGAGTAATTAACGATATTTTAACTAAAAATAAGTTTAATATTCGAGCAAATCAAGCTATAGAAAAAGTTTTTGCATTAGGTACTTGTTGTATATTGGTTTCTCCAGATGAAGATTTAGGAATTAATATACAATTCATAACAGCAAACAACATCTATCCTTTGTCGTTTGGAAGCAAAGGAATATATGAATGTGCGTTTGTAAGTGAGGAAGTTGTAAGAATTGGGTTAGATGAAAAACCATCTTTAATCAAAAACGTACAAATCCATAGGCGTGATGAAGATGGAGAATATATAATAAACAACTTCCGATTTAAGTCTGACGGTTGTGGCAGACTAGAACGAATAGATTTAGATGATTTACCTTTTGAAATAAGGACAGGTAGTCGCAAGCGATGGTTTATACCAATATCGACTGCCATAGTTAACAACATAGATATGGATAGCCCATTCGGATTACCTATTTATGCTAATTCAATAGATACGATTAAAGCTTTAGACTTAACTTATGATAGTTTTACTAATGAAATACAAAACGGACGCAAACGTCTGTTTGTAACTCAAGACGCTTTAAAAGTTGATGCAAACGGTTTTAGAAATGCGTTCGACCCTCAAGATGTTGTGTTTTATCTATTAGACGGCAGTTTTGAAGGGAAAAACACCAACAATTATGTCCAAGAAGTCAACGGAACCCTAAGGATTGAAGAATTAAGAACTGCAATCCAAACTCACCTTGATATTTTATGTATGAAACTAGGATTCGGTAGAAATTACTATCGAATGGGTGAAGTTCTCGTTGGTAAAACCGCAACAGAAGTTGTATCCGAAAACTCTGATTTATTTCGAACGATTAATAAGCACGAGAATCCTCTTGAGATTGCGCTTATTGAAATGGTCGAACTTATAATTTATATAGGTAAATACTTTGGTATATTTAATATACCTGAACCATCGAAAATCACTATTGATTTCGACGACTCTATCATCGAGAGTAATGCAACGAAGCGAGAGCAAGACAGACTCGATGTACAAATGGGAGCAATGTCGCTCGAAGAATATCGCATGAAATGGTACAGCGAAGACGAGCAAACTGCTAAAAATAAAATCTCAAATATTGTAAATAATCAACCTGAACCTGAAAGAGAAGCACAATCAAATCCAAATCAATCACACACCAGCCCAAACGTTGTATAGAAGCTGCAGCGGTTGAGCTTATGTAATTATAAACAATAAAAAAATAAATTCAAAGTGCTTATTTTTGGTGGTACAAAATTAAAATTGATATCTATAATACTTTTAATAAATACAAAATAATTTATGCAGACCCAGCATGGGAATACAAAGACAAAGCTTTAGCAGGATTGAGAGGTTCGTGTTGCAAATATTCTGTTATGGATAACAAATCAATAGCTAATTTACCAATAAATCAGATAGCTGACAAAAATTGTATATTGTTTATTTGGGTTACAATGCCTAAATTAAATGAGTGTTTCGATATTATAAAAAAGTGGGGATTTGTTTATAAAACTTGTGGATTTGTATGGATAAAAAAAAATAAAAAATCCGATTCTATTTTTTGGGGGTTGGGGCGTTGGACGCGTTCAAATGCAGAAATATGTTTGATTGCTACAAAAGGTAAACCTAAAAGAATATCTGCAAAAGTACACAGCGTTATTATTAGCAGAATTAGAGAACATTCAAGAAAACCTGACGAAGTTAGAGAAAGAATTGTTGAATTATGTGGAGACTTATCAAGAATTGAATTATTCGCAAGGCAAGAAATTGTTGGTTGGGATTGCTGGGGGAATGAAGTGTAGATTTTTATTTGCTTTTATAATATAATAATAGCGTGACCCAAAAGACGGGTCGTTATCAATAATGTATCATAATAACAACAACCATGATAAGCGCATGGTTGCTTTTTATTTTTCGTTATATATAATAATAGCGTAGCTAGTAGTACTAGTTTGGCTATTTCAAAATGATTATAATAACCGTCACTTGTCTAGGGCAACGGTTATTATTTTTTTGTTTCTCTTTAAATTTTTCAATTAAATACAAAACAAATTGAGCTAAATCAATTAAAAACCAAAATAACTCTAATAACAAAGCTATCACCTCCCAACTTCGGGATTAATAATGATAGCCAAACCGTGCCTTTACTAGCCACGCTAATTGAAATTATAAACAATAAGAAAATAAATTCAAAGCATTTTTTATTTTATTAAATTAATTGGAGGAATGTTTTAATGTCATATAATACAAAAAATTATACAGAACAAGGCGGAGAAAAAACAGTAATAGGCGGTACGCTTGAAATTAAAAGTGATGCACAAATAAATGGTTTAAGCGAACTTTATACTACTACACTTACGGCTTTAGGTTGGGCAGATACCAGTGGCAACGCACCTTTTACACAAACTGTAAATATTCAGGGAATTCTTGCAACTGATACGCCGATTATAGATGTAGTTTTATCATCAACCGCTGAGACTGCTAAGTCTCAACTTGAGGCATTTAGCTGTTTATCGAAGATTGAAACTGCGGATGGTTCTATAACTGCTACTTGTTTGGATACCAAGCCTACTATTGATATACCTATAAAACTGAAGGTGATTAGATGAGTGACGGATTTATTATTAGAAGAGGCGGCGGTTCTGGCGGTGGTGTAGATCCATCAATTATAGAGAGAACTGCTACCAATATAACTGCGGATATGCTTAAGGGTGTTACTCGTATTGGGAGTTATGCTTTTTATTATTACTCAAATTTAACAAGTGTAACAATACCAAATAATGTGACTTCTATTAGTGGTAATGCTTTTAGCCATTGCACAAACTTACGAAGTGTAGAAATCCCAAACAGTGTTATTAGTATTGGTGTTGGTGCTTTTGAATTTTGCCGAAACTTAACAAGTATAACAATACCAAACAATGTTACAACTATTAGCAATAATATTTTTGAGTATTGCTCAGGTTTAGTAAGCATAGAGATGCCGAGTAATGTTACTAGAATTGAAAATGTGGCTTTTGCTTATTGCTCAAGTTTAGCAAGTATAGAAATCCCGAATAGTGTGACTAGTATTGGGAGTCAAGTTTTTAATAATTGCACAAGTTTAACAAGTGTAACAGTAAAAGCCACAACCCCACCATATTTGGACGTTAATAAATTTGGCACTGTAAGCCCAAACCTTGTAATCTATGTCCCAGCCGAATCAGTAGATGCCTACAAAGCAGCTAGCGGCTGGTCAGAATACGCAGACAAAATCCAAGCGATACCAAGTGATTGATTTTTGATTTTCAATGAATATAATAATAGCGTGGCTATTGCACAAGGCCATTATCTTGAAATGTAATATTCAATAATAACCGTGTTAGAAGCACGGTTATTATTAATTTGTGTTTGAATCAAACTTAAAAGTTGAAGTATCAATGAAATAATACTTAACCAAATAGCAAAATTCTCACGCATAATAGTCACCTCGCTTTCGCCCAAAACTTGGGTTAAACGAAATGCCCGTGCTTATAAAGCCACGCTAAAAAAGACTATACCAAAAAACAAAATAAATTAAAAGGAGCGATATATGAGCGATAATATTCCAGAATGGTTAAGACCTTATTTCAAACAAGGTGCTTATATACCAACTAAAGAAGATATTGAAAATTTAGAACCACAGTCTAGAAAAGAAATGCTACTTAAATATATGGCTCTTGGCTCTTCAGACAGTGGCAAAGACACATAAATGAGGCAAAATATGCAGACAAAATCCAAGCGATACCAAATAACTAAAAGGAGGCGAAAATTATGGGAGAAATTCCAGAATGGTTAAGACCTTATTGCAAACAAGATGCTTATATCCCAACTAAAGAAGATATTGAAAGCTTAGAACCTCAATCAAGAGATGAAATGCTTTTAAAGTATTTAATCGATTCAATTGCATCTGATTTATCTAATTATTACACAAAGTCTGAAGTTGATAACTTAATTGATACTATACCTAAATTTGATATTAAAGTAGTCCAAACTTTACCGTCAAGTAATATTTCACCAACTACTGTTTATCTTGTCCCATCGAATAGTGAATCTTCAGATATTTACAAAGAGTATATCTATGTAAACAACAACTGGGAGCTGCTTGGAATCCAGAAAGCGGACTTATCTAATTATTATAATAAAACTGAAATTAATAATTTATTAGACACTAAGGTTGATAAAGTAACAGGTAAAGGCTTATCTACAGAAGATTATACAACAGCAGAGAAAACTAAATTAGCAGGTATTGAATCAGAAGCTAATAAAACAGTTGTAGTTCAAACAACAGGTTCTAGCACAACTAATGTTATGTCGCAGAATGCTGTTAGTACAACTTTGAATAACTATTATAATAAAACTGAAACTAATAATTTATTAAATAGTAAAGTAAATACAAATGATTTAAGCACAGTAGCAATAAGTGGTTCATATAACGATTTATCTAATAAACCTACAAATTTAACTGATTTTAATGGTACTTTGCCAATACTTCAAGGTGGCACTGGCGCTACAACTGCAATTGCTGCAAGAACAAATTTAGGAGTTATGAAAGCATACACATTGTATAGCAATACTTCTGGGACACAGTCAAATATTACTTTATCTAGTAGTTCAGCAAATTATAGCTATATTGAAATTTATTATAGAAATGATGACAATAAGTATGCATATACAAAAGTTTATAGCCCAAACGGTAAGTCTATTTCATTAAGTATAAGTTCGTATTGGGCAGGGCAAATATATGTAAGAACAGCGGAAATTTCTATTAATGGTACATCATTAACATGGCTAGATGAGAGACAAGCTTGGGCAGTAATACATTGGAATGCAAGTGTTGAAATGCATGGTAATGAAAATTTAATATATATTACTAGTGTAGTAGGTTATTCGTATTAAATATGTAGTTGATTTTTTATTTTCTATGGGTATACTAATAGTGTAACTCGGTTACGGGTCAAACTTTAATGATGATAATTATGACCGCGTTGCCACGCGGTTGACTTTTTATTTTCGGCGAATATAATAACAGCGTAACCTGGTGACGGGTTCATTAATTTATGTCTATATTAATTACTACCGTGATTTTAGCACGGTAGGTTTTTCTTTTTTTGAATATTTTTAAAATCGAAATAACGATTTTAAATATTTTAAAAAATATCTTAAAGCCCATAATCATCCCTCCTTTCTCTAACTAAGAAAGTTAGAATTGGAGAAATGAACCCGTACTCCCAGGTTACGCTTTTCTGATAATACTCAAAAATAAAATTTATTTCAATAATTTGGAGGAATATATATGAATTACGAATTAATTAAAAAGAATTATGACCGCGGTTTATGGAGCAAACGACAAGTAGAAATAGCCAAGGAAAAAGGTGTTATAACCGAAGAAGAATACCAAAAGATAACCGAGGGTGCTAAATAATCTTCGGCGATGCGAGAGTAACTGAATTTTTTCATAATGATTGACTCCTTTAAAATATCCTCTTTAAAGTATTTTTTTAAAAATTTATCTTATTTTATTCCCTTTAACTCTCGCATTTGATTTTTATTTTTTTTATGGATATAATAAATGCAAGAACACCGTTTAAAGACGGTTAGTCCTATTGTAAATTAAGTATAAACCGTTTACTTATTCGACAAGTAGGCGGTTATTTTTTGATGTATATAATAATAATTAACATCGTAAAAAGTATACGGTTGACTTTTTATTTTCGGTGAATATAATAATAGCAGAGACACCGTTTAATACGGTTAGCCCTTAATTCTGTTATAAAGCCATTAATAAATTAACTGCTTCTGGACAGGAGGCAGTTATTTTTTTATGATTTCATGATAAGTAAGCAATATTAAAAATATTAGCAACAAATCAGTATTCATAATCATCACTCCTTTCAATTGGAGTGGCTAACCGCCTTTTCGGACAATCTCTGCAAAGGCTATTTTACAAACTAACAAAAACAAATTCAATATTGAGGAACTGGATAATCTCGTTAAAACAGTTCATTAGTGCAGCTAACACTTAAAAGAAGCTAATTTGAGGAACTACCTCGTTAAAAAAAGGAGATAAAATGGAAACACAAGAAGAATCTAAAGTTATTGAAACAAATCCTGAAAAAGAAAATGTAGTTCAAGAAACTACCGAAAAAGAAGACCATTTTGACTATAAAAAAGCCAGAGAAGAAAGAATTACACGAAGTACCGAAAGAAGAATTTTAAAGGAACTCGGTGAAGATTCTTTTGAATCGATTAAAGGCAAACTTCAAGAAGCTTTAAATATTAAAGCAGAGCTTGAAAAGGAAAGAATAAATGGTCAGAAACTTAAAATATTAGAATCAGGTTTTGATAACAAATATTTAGATTTTATAGTTTACGAGATTAATAAAACTAGAGGGGAAGAATCTTTTGATGATTGCTTAACTAAGTTCAAGGAAAATAACAAACAATATCTTAAACGAAATAAAATAATAAATACTTCTCCGAATTTAGAAAGCAATAATAAATCAACAGACGCTCATCTTCGGATGAACGATTTTCTTTCTAGGAGAATAACCAAAATTTAACAAAAGAGGTAATTAAAATGGCAGATATTATTGATAGGTCGGCTGCGCAGTCGTTGATTCCTCCTGAATTAGTACATGAGATAATTCAAGGTGCAACGAAATATTCAGTCGCTTTACAGATATTTAAAAGAGGGCGCAATATGTTAAGAGATGAGGTTTTAATGCCTGCTCTTTCGATGCTCCCTGAAGGTGGATGGTTAAATTCAGATAATGCTATTAAGCCATTGACTGACCAAGCGTGGGAAATGGTCGAGATGTACGCGGAAGAATATGCAGCTCGTGTAATCATTCCGGATAACGTACGTGAAGACGCTGTTTTTGACATGTGGGGAGAAATACTCCCAAGGCTTCAAGAACACTATGGTAAAGCTTTTGACCAAGCTGTGTTTATGGGTGTTAACAAACCTAGAAGATTCAGAGCAGACCTTGTTACTGCGTGTTATCAAGCAGGTGCTGTAGTTCAGAGCACGACAAATATAAACAACGATATTAACAATGCTTTATCATTGGTTGAACAAAGTGGATATGACCCGACTGCGTTAGTAGCAGGCGTTGGTATGAAAGCTAAGTTCAGAATGAATTTAGATGGTGTTGGGAGACCATTGTATTTACCATTTATTGAACAATTGAATAAATATTATTTAGACAATGGTGCGTGGGATGATAACAAAGCATTAATGATAGTCGGTGACTTTAGCCAGGCTATGTATTCAGTACGTGAAGACATGACAGTTAAAATTTCAGCGGATGCTGCTACAAACTATGGTGGAACACTTCACTCTATGTTTGATGAAGACTCTCAAGTCATGCGTGCTAAATGGAGAATTGGTTTTGCTATACCGAACCCGATTAATATCCTTAATCAGACGAATTCGAGATTCCCATTTGCAATTATTGTAAATTCTGAACAGGGGCATCAACCGACTATGTATACCGTAACATTTACAGCAACTGACAGTAATAGTGACCCTGTACAAGGTGTAACTGTTAAGTTTGCAGGCTCTAATATCAAAACTGATAGTAATGGACAAGCTGTATT